ATAAAATCGTTCGTGAGGAAATCATGAATGAGACAACATATGTAGGTGCTAAATCAGCAGATGATATAACTAAAGATCCTAATTTCACAGCAGTAACCGATAAAGCTAGTTTAATTAATAAATTAAAAAAAGGTGGATCCGTGGATTTAGGAGAAACAGAACAACCAGTTCGTGAAATGGCTCGTGCCGCTGAAGTAAAATATACATTAAAACCAGATTTCCGTTCTGAATTAACAGACGTACAAGGTAAATTATCAAAATCAGAATTTAGAAGTTTAGTTGATATTGTTAAAGTATTAAAAGATAAAGGAACGCCATTAACAGCATCAGATATTTTAAAGTTTCATAATGAAGCTAATCCTGACCGCCAATATGCTTCACAACAATCTTTCATCCGTCCATTGGTAATTGGTGCAATTGGAAAGAAAAAAATAACATATGATGAGTTGCCGTTTAGTGCCTCACAAAAAGATGTGTCAACAGGATATGAGAAAGCTACAGGTGTGGTTACTCCATCTCAAGACCGTGGTGCAAAATTCAATCGTGATATTGAGTATACTGCTGCTAGCCAGGCTAATCCAGATTATCAGTTACCTGCAGATCGTGCTGCATTGGCCGCTAAAACATTAGATTACAAACGTGCTCGTGAAGCATATCGTAAAGCAGATAATCCAAAAGCAAAACAACAATATGTTGATAAAATGCAATCAATGGTAGCTAACGATGATGTATTAGGACAAGAAATTGCACAACAATATGCTGATGGTTTAATCCAAACACAAGATCCAGTTACTTTAGAGTTAGCTAAAAAGTTCCGTATCACTAAAAAGAAATATGGTATACCTAAAATTTCTGATAAAGAAACTAGAGATGCTGCTGCATTAGTTGGTGCTGAAGAAGAGGAAGTATAAAATTTTTCATAATAATGTTTGTTTAGTTAGAGAGTCTGCTTTTAGCAGACTTTTCTTTTTCTATATATTTATATACAAAACTATATTATATGAGTGATCAAAACATAAAAGATGTAATTAGACAAGAATATGTTAAGTGTCTAACCGACCCAATTCATTTTATGCGTAAGTACTGTATGGTACAACACCCAACTAGGGGACGTGTAAATTTTAATCTATACCCATTTCAAGAACAAGTATTAAAATTGTGGTTAAAAAATGATTATACAATCATTAATAAATCACGTCAATTAGGTATATCAACATTAGCTGCTGGTTTTTCATTATGGACAATGTTGTTTCATAAAGACAAAACAGTATTGTGTATTGCAACTAAGCAATCAACAGCTGTAAACATGGTAGATAAAGTACAATTTATGTATCAACAGTTACCATCTTGGCTTAGGGGTAAAGAAAAACCCGATTCAAATAATAAATTATCATTAAAATTATCTAATGGATCCCAAATTGTAGCATCATCAGCTGCTTCAGATGCTGGTCGTTCATATGCTGTATCGTTACTACTAATTGATGAAGCCGCCTTTATTGATGGAATTGATCGAATCTATACCGCAATTAAACCTACAATTTCATCTGGTGGTGGGTGTATAGCATTATCATCACCAAATGGTATTGGTAATTGGTTTCATAAAACTTGGGTAGGTGCTTTAAATTCAGAAAATTCATTTCTACCAATTAAATTACCTTGGGATGTACATCCTGAACGTGATCAAGCGTGGTTCGAAAATGAAAAGGCAAACATGGGTACCCAAGAGATTGCTCAAGAATATGAATGTGATTTTTTAGCTTCTGGTAATAATGTTGTTACAAACGATATTTTAGAGTTTTATGAACATAATCACATAATGGATCCTGCTGAAAGACGTGGTATGGCTGGTGATTATTGGATTTGGGAATATCCAGATCCAACAGAAACATATGTTGTAAGTGCTGACGTTGCTCGTGGTGATGGAAGTGACTATTCAACATTCCATGTTATAGCAACTAAAGCGTTTAGACAAGTAGCTGAATTTAAATCCAAAATTGGTACTCGTGAATTTGCAAACACACTAATTACAGCTGCTACTGAATATAATTCAGCATTATTAGTAATTGAAAATGCAAATATCGGTTGGGATGTTATTAATACTGTTATTGAACGTGGATATCCAAATTTATATTACTCGCCTAAAGGTGGAGATATGTCAATTGATAATTTTGTATCTAAAATGGAAAACGACCAGACTGTTGCTGGTATAACTAACTCATCTAGAACACGCCCATTGTTTATTTCTAAATTAGAATCTTCATTACGTGAAAAACAGTTTGTATTTTATTCTAAACGTATGTTAGAAGAATTAAGAACATTTATTTGGGAAAACGGTAAACCTCAAGCACAAAATGGATATAATGATGACTTAACATTAGCATTATCTTTTGGTTTATATATTAGAGATACAGCATTAGTTTATCACCAAAATGGTATGGATATGACCCGAGCTACATTAAATAATATTAATATAGCATCTTCTGGTATAAGCGCTGGTTCATATGTAGAACAAAATCCATGGCAAATGAAAGATGGATATGGAAACGCTCACGATTTAAATTGGCTACTTTAATGTTCCTTGTTATATTTGATATTTATAACATATAATACATATTGAGTAACACAAAATAATATGGCAAACATTACATATATCTATATCTTAGAAAATATACATAATAATCCAAATTTGGTTTATGTAGGAAAAACAAAAAATCCACATAATAGAAAGCAAAATCATATTGCTAAATATGGACCTAATATTATTTATACTATAATAGATCAAATAAATACATTAGATAGAGATGTATGGAAACCAATTGAATCGTATTGGATGGAACAATTTAAACAATGGGGATTTGAACTAGAAAATAAAAATGAAGGTGGGAGTGGTGTTTCATTTCATACTGAAGAAACTAAAGATAAACTAGTAAAAAAACTTATAGGACGAAAAATAACATGGATAGATAAATTAAAAAAACCTAAACCTGTTGGATTCGAAAAAACATTAAGTAAACCAATATACCAAATAGATATTAATACTGGAATAATGATTAAAGAATTTTCTAGTATAGAAGCAGCATCTAATGATTTAAAAATAAATCGACGTAATATAGGTAATTGCCTTAACGGATTATATCAAAGTGCTGGTAGTTTTGGTTGGAAATATAAAAATATTAACAAATGAGTATAGATACTAGTCTATTCGGACGACTAAAAAGATTATTCTCCACTGATGTAATTATCAGAAACGTAGGCGGTAATCAGTTACGCACAATTGACGTTGACCGTTTACAAACATACGGTAACATTCAAACAAACTCATTAATAGATAGATTCAATCGAATCCATGCTGGTAATTCAAAACTAGCATATACTCCATTAATGAATTATCAGACATTACGTACTTCACTTTACACGGACTATGAAGCAATGGATACAGATGCTATCATTGCTTCAGCGTTGGATATTATTGCTGATGAAGCTACTCTAAAAAACGAGCAGGGTGAAGTATTACATATTAAATCTCCAAACGAGAAAACACAACGTGTGCTTTATAATTTATTTTATGAAGTTTTAAACGTAGAATTTAATCTATGGTCATGGATTAGAACGATGTGTAAGTATGGTGATTTTTATTTACACTTAGATATTGCAGAAAAATTTGGAGTGTATAATGCACTTCCATTCTCTGTGTATGATGTTCAACGTGAAGAAGGATCTAATCCGGCTAATCCATCATATGTACGTTTTAAAATTAATTTAAATCAAGCCTACGGATACGCTACAAATACAAACAGAGATGACTATTTTGAAAATTACGAAATAGCTCACTTTAGATTAATTTCAGATCCATCATATTTGCCTTATGGTCGTTCATATCTTGAACCGGGCCGTAAGATATTCAAACAATTAACTTTAATGGAAGATGCGATGTTAATTCATCGTATTATGAGAGCGCCTGAAAAACGTTTATTTTATGTAAATGTTGGGAATATTGCTCCAAATGAAGTTGATGGTTATATGGAGAAAATGAAGCAACGTATTAAGAAAACTCCATATATTGATCCACAAACTGGTGATTATAATTTAAAGTATAATATGATGAATCTAACAGAAGATTTTTATCTTCCAATTAGAGGAAATGATACATCAACTAAAATTGATACTTTAAAAGGATTAGAATATACAGCAATCGAAGACGTATCTTACTTACGTGATAAATTATTTGCTGCATTACGTGTTCCAAAAGCATTTTTAGGATACGAAAAAGATTTAACTGGTAAAGCTACTCTTGCATCCGAAGATATTCGTTTTGCTCGTACAGTAGAACGTGTACAACGTATTGTTGTATCTGAATTGACTAAAATTGCATTAGTTCACTTATATACTCAAGGATTTGATGATGCTGAATTAACGAATTTTGAATTATCGTTAACTACTCCATCTATTATCTATGAGCAAGAAAAAATTGCTTTATGGAAGGAAAAAGTTGAATTAGCTTCTAATATAATGGATAAATCGTTACTTCCAACAGATTGGATTTATCAGAATATATTCCACTTCTCAGAAGATCAATACGCTGAATATCGTAATCAAACGATTGAAGATAAAAAACGTGCATTCCGTATTTCACAAATTGAAAACGAAGGTAACGATCCAGTTGAATCTGGTACATCATTTGGTACGCCACACGATTTGGCTTCATTATATGGTAAAGGCCGTTACGGTGAGGTACCTATTGGATATGATGAAAAAGAAGCAGGACGCCCTGAAGAAAAAGTATCTGATTATGGAACACAAGATCATGCATTAGGTAAAGATCCAATTGGTAGAGCAGGTATGACAGAGCCATTAAAAGCTCCTGCAGGTACTGGTGCTACTTGGACATTAGAAAATGCTAGAGTAGAATACTTAAAAAACAAGAAAATGTTAGAGAGTATTAAAGTAAATAAAACTAATGTATTTGAAGAGCCTTCCATACTAAATGAATCAAATGTTCAAGATATATAAACTAATCGATATTTATAACAGAGTAATACTAAGACATGTCTAAATTAAAAAATTCTAAGTACAAAAACACTGGCATATTATTTGAGCTATTAGTGCGCCAAATTGCTAGTGATATTTTGTCTAACAAAGAACCACACGCGGCTACTTTAGTTAAAAAATATTTTTCTAATACCGAAATAGCTAAAGAACATAAATTATATCAAGCATTAATTAATGTAAAATCATTAGCCGAATCTAAAGCAGACAGCTTAGTTGAAACTATTTTAAAATTATCTGAAAAGTTAAATAAAACTGCATTACGAAAAGAAAAATATAATTTAATTAAAGACATTAAAGAAAATTATAATTTAGAAGATTTTTTTAAAGCTAAAATTCATAATTATAAAATTAATGCTGCCATTTTTAATTTAATGGAAGCACATACATCAACTGAATTTACTGATCCTAAAATCGTTATTGATAACCGAGTAACCTTACTTGAGTTTCTAACAAATAAATCAGTAGATAAGTTAGCAGTACAAGATCAAGTATTAGAAGAATACGCTAAACAAGATAAGAGTACTCGTATGATGATTTATAGAATGGTAGTTGAAAATTTTAACACTAAGTATACAGATTTACTACCAGAACAAAAAACATTATTAAAAGAATTCATCAATAATATTTCAAATACTGTAACATTAAAAGAGTATATTAATTCTCAAATTCAAAATATTAAATTAGAATTAGAAGTGTTAACTGGAAAAATTACAGATAAAAAGACACAAATCAAATTAACAGAAGTAAATAATATATTAAACATGATCCCTAAATCAGAAAATGTATCTGATGATGATGTTTTAAATTTGATGAATTATTACGAATTACTACACGAATTAAGAACAGCATAATGAGTAAATTACGCGAATTGATCCGCCAAGCAATTGCTGAACTTTTAGATGAAGATAATGCTACATCTGGAGGTGAGGCATATATGACTAAATTTGCATTTTCTAAAGGCGGCGATAATAGAGCTACTAAATATGCTGAAAAGTTAGGATATAAAAAAGTAGGTAATATGCCAAAACATGGTAA